CGTTTGGTGATCGGACGATGATTCCACGAGCTTGGGTGAAGAAGATTCAGAAGATTTAGGTGTATCAGAAATATCCTCAGCAGTCCCGTTCACAACTTTCATCTTTAGAAGAGACGCGTAGTCGGACAGTATTTGTCTTCTTTTGTCTGCTAGTTGTTCTTCTGTCATATCATCTAATTTACCTGTTCTTACTTCTTTTTTGTCTATGTATAGGCCACCAACTTTACCTCTGGCTACTTCCATATTGCCAGCAGCTGAGAAGGAATTCTTTTTCAAAGCGGCTTCCTTGATTCTATCAAGTTGTTCTAAATGTTTGTCTAGTGTTACCTCATGTTTCTCTCTTACTTCCATTCTTAATTCACCAATGTGTTTGACTACAAGTGGTGAGTATCTTGGGTTGGTAAGTTCAGAGCCTTCACGTCTACATCTGTCCGGGCTGTAACCAGCCAGCTTTGCAGCTTCAGCTTTTGAGCAACGTTTGCCAGTGACAGGATCGCCAAATACATAGTATTCAGCAAATTTTTTTTGCATGTCGGTAAGTCTTTTTGGTAGTCCCATGATTGACAATTTAAGGGAACTATCCTATATTGTCAAGGTATGAAAGACAAACGTACTTACACACATTTGAAAGAACATGGAGAAGATATGACACACGAAAACGAAAGCAGGGTATCTGTTGACCCAAAATACAAACCAGAAAGTAACCCAAACGATTTAGTATTCTTGATAGAAGAACACAAGAAAGAAATCTGGGAATGGAAGAAGAAAGAATCCGAATGGATTAAAACAGCACATCAATTAGCCAATGCCAAAAATCTTATTAGTGAGTTAAGTTCTAGACTTGTAAAAGCATTTACTGCCATAGCTGAGCTAGAAAAGAAATTGAAAGATAAGCAGTGAGAGTCTTAGATTTACAAAATTTTTTAAGTGACTTTACATCTAGAAATAAATCTGGTACAGCGCAGGGTAATGCAATATCAAATGCAGTTCTTCTCGTAGAAGTAAATGGACAGTTAAAAGAAATTAGTAAGATGGAAGTACACGAACACGTTGGACCAGTTGTAATAGGTAATTCTAAACCTACACATAGGTTGGTCTTCAAAACACAAACACCGCGTATACCAATTTTTACCCCGAATAAATTGGTGCGCCATGAAGTTTGAGAATGACATTGTTCCCTCAAAAAACACATGGGTCCAGAGGCTAAATTTTACCGAGAAATTAAAAAAAGCATACCAAATATATCGTGGATTAGACTTGAAAATCTTAGCCTATCCGGCACTCCTGATTTATTGGGCTATAATAATTCTGGCCACTTTTTCACTATAGAATTGAAGGTGACTAAAGGGAACAAATTGAAATTTTCCCCTCACCAAATTGCCTTCCATAAACGTCATCCTGACAATACCTTTATCATGGTAAAGGCCCTTGGTCCTTTACCCTTGAAAACTTTTTCAATATCCATGTACCGTGGTACTAGGATCACTGAGCTTGTTGCTTGTGGCTTGAAGCTTGAGGCTTGTTACTCTGGGCTTGATGCTTGTCGCTTAGCGCTTGAGGCTCTCTGAACCTGAACTGGTTCTGGTTTGCTTGTCGCTTGCTGCTTAGAGCTTGAAGCTTGTTGCTTGAGGCCGGTCCCAGGCGCACGCTCTCTGGACTCCGTCGAGTCATTGTCGCTAATGGCCTGGTCCCTATTGCACAATCTATATAGCTTGCGCAAATTCTTATAATACTTTGGGTGTTTAAATTCAAACATTAGTGTTTACCGTAACTAATATTTTTTACATCACGATCCCAACATTGTCTACAATCTTTGCATTCGTTATTTTGTTTTGACGCCGGGCAGCTGTGATTGCCATCTGTTAATACTGTTGATGTCCAGGGCCAGCTCTTCACTGGACCCTGGTCAATCATATGCGAGGACATACGAATAATTAAATTTTTTGGCACCACTTCTGGATCCATGAGCCTTAAAAATTTTGCTTCACGTGTTGGCAGCCAGTGCCTGGTCTCTGGTGTACGCTTGCACACTTCAAATATATTTTTTAAATGCTCCGGGCTCTGGATGTCTCCTGAGTCGTGCCACCTGAACCAGGGCTCCCCTTTGATCAACACAACCATGGCGTCAACCCATCGCGGGTCTGTTAATGCTTGCTGCCTTCGCTCCAGTGCTTCTCTAACATTCCTGAATCTATATCTACCCTTCATTGCATAACAACCAGCACAAACAGAATTTTTTACAGCTTGCAGCTTGACGCCTGTTATACATCTCCAGGCCGGCAGGTTATGCGCGGGCCCGGGCATTTTAGATGGCTTGGACAGGCCGCCTGTAATTTTTCTTGCTTCTTTTTTTAACATGTCTTTCTCCTTTATATTGTAGGATATCATTATATAGTCTTCTTGTCAAGCTTGCTGCTTGTCGCTTACAGCTTGACGCTTGATCCTTGTAGCCATTGGCCTCGAGCCAGCGCCAGTGGTTTATTAATATTTTCAGGCTCTGTGATCCGGGATTCCTACTCATCTCCAGAAATCGCAAAGTATGGAAGCGGGCTAACGCAATCATCTTTTATTTTTTTTAACAGAATTTTTTCTGCTTCTGCCTCGTCTTCTGCTTCTATCACCAGACCATCGTAGGGCTGCAGCTCATGCTGCATCCCTTCAAAGTCCATTTGTATTGTATATTTATTAGTGTTTGATTTTTTCATACTTTTTCATGTCCTCTTTCACTAGTCGCAGAATCTCTTCCAGAGCGTCTGCTATTCTTTTTAATTGTGTTGTATCCATAATTATTCCTTTCTAAATTTATCCTATCATCTCCAGGACAGGTTGTCAAGCTTGAAGCTTGCGGCTTGACGCTTGCTGCTTGCACTTTAGAATCATTCTAAAGTGCCCGGACCAGTCCTGCTGGTTTCGCCTCCAGCAGGTTTGTGGACTGATCCCAGGTCCTCTTCCCACTTGGTAAGTCCGTACGGGACCGAAGCAGTAATAGGACCAGGGATCAGTTGTTGTCCTGCGCAGGCGGGCCTTTCAGTTTGCAACCTTACCGGACCATCACTCACAGCAATCGCGACCTGAGCTATAGTGGGTTAAATCCCACAGCTACAACATCTGATCCCAGATCCATTGTACATGTGATCACCTTCTAGGCCATAGCACAATGGATCAGGGATCAGTTCTGGTTATATAAGTTAGATCCTATGAAATTCAAATACAACCAGAAGTTGTCCCAATAAGTTATCTAAACTAGTAAACTTATTAGATCCAATATAATACTTGACAATCCTATTGTCAAGTGATAAATTAAATAAAAAACAGAAAGGAAAAAAATGATGTACTTAATAATACAAGAAACTAAATTTGCAAATCTTGATAGTGTTTATTATGTTTGCAATTTTACAACTGACCTTGACAAAGCAAATGATATGTTGCAAGGTTATGATTTAATAAATAAGAAAGATGATGTTGTTTATTCAATAGTCAGATATGAACAACCATTAAAACTAGAAAGAGAGGTAGCATGACTAGAATAAGATTAAACCAAGAGTACAGAAATAAAATCGCAAATCGTATGCGAGTACACTTGGAACAAGAGGACACACACGAAAAACAAAAGTATGATAGTTTGAAAGGCGATCAAATTCAACTGAATGATGACGCATGGAAAATGGCAGAAAAAATAGTTAGACGACATTATACTGATGATGATGTTGCTAAAGCACAATATCTTCAAGACAAGTTTGAAAATGTTGACACTATCGCAAAAGATAGTTGTTTTCATTTTCATTATCTTGGAAAAAAAGAAACAAGGGACTATGACAACAATGCCAAAGTTGAGGACGCAACAATAGAAAGCCATTTTGATTTTAGATTAAATGGTAGTTTAGATGTTGATAACAATTCATCATATTCAAGAAGTGATAATGAATATGGTTATGCTTTGTTTCGTGATGAACTAAAAGCACAAGATAATTGTAATCCTGATATTTTGATTGAGCAAGAGGGAAAAGACAACAACCCACACAAAACAAAATATTGCGACAACAATAATAAATATCTTGGTGATGACGATACCGGTTATGGTAAGGAGTGGAATGAGAAATATCAACTTGATTTAATTGGTAGAAATTATTGTAGAGATAGGTCTATTGCATGTTCCGAAGATGAATATATGTTCTTGATTGATTGGAAACGACAAAAAGGACAATTTGTTATGGCACATCATAAATGGATTAAATCTATTTTAGATCAGATGAAAGAAATTAAAATTGGTCTAAAAGGATATAAATATCTTGACGAGGCGATTGAGTTAGCCAATGAACTTGGACTTGCAATTACTGACGCAGAAATTGTTAGAACTAATAGCACAGGTTTAACTATTTATAATCCTAAAAATTTAGCTGATAGAATAAAAGGAATGAAGAACAAGAGAGAGAAAACGAGGGAGGAAAAAATAGCCGAAAGATTGCTATATGAAAAACAACAAAGTGTAAATTAATAGTTGACAACTATGGGATTATCCTGTAGGATAATCCCATAACAGAAAGAGGATAATATGGAAAACGACAAAACATTTTATATAGTTTATTATTCAAACAAGGATAAGAAACATATAACAAG